CCCCCCTCTTCCACAATTCGAGGTTTACCATGAAGATCCTTTATTGGATTAAGCTCATTCTGAGCTTTCTACGAATTGTTGCAAAACCTTCCCCTCCTCCTGTAAGGAGTAGTGGGAAATAGCAACGATTCTTAGAATATGGGGACGGTTTCTTCCGTCCCCATTTAATCCTTGAATCTTCGTGGTCCCTGAATTGTAGTTGAGAAGGGTTGCGCCTTTAACGGACGCCGCTGAGATATTCTTAGCGGGTTTTCGTCCGGCCACATACCTGATGTGGCGATAGTGTGAGCGAACCAATGACAGCGTCGTATTCTCGCTTCCGGCAAAAGAGCGTCTTTCCCCCGTCCGTGCCAGTAACTTATTGGAACTATAACGGTTCCGATAATGGGACTGACATGGTACCTGGGAACGGCGTCGATGCTTGGATGCAAGACGTTGTCACTCCGAATTTTCGGAGTCGACAGAAGCGTGGTGAAGTTATCATGAGTCACATGCATAGTGCTCGGAACGAGTACTATACGTCCGGTGGTAGCTACAGGTATCATTATGTGCCTGATAGCCGCTACTGGGGTGATTCATCTGGTAACTGGGCCCCTGTCTATATGGGTCTTCAGTACAACATACGTCCCGGACATAATCAGCTCATTTCCGCGAGTGACTCTTCTCAATTAGTAACTGAGATCTGCACTCGGCTCCTTTCGGAGCGTAATCGGTCTGGAGCTAATTCGTCTGAGAACCTTGCTGAACTGGGGAAGACCCTGTCGATGGCTCGCCATCCTATCGGTTCTTGGTGGAGGTGGTACAACAACTCCTACGCCAAAACCGCTGGGATGTCGACCGCTAACGCCTGGCTTGCGTACCGTTATGGTATCAGGCCTCTTGTTAGCGACCTTAACACTATCATGCAGCAGCTTTCGAAGCGCTACTCGACCCGTAGGACTAATAGGGCCGGGGGCAGTTTAACTGCTCGCGGATCCTATACTCTTACGCATTCGAAAGGCATCGCATTTACTACGTTTTCGAAAGTAGTTGACGAAACGTATACAGTGCGTGCCATGACGATTGACGAATTTGTAGTCTCGGTCTCCTATCGGTTGGGTTTCACTGCTAAGCAGATTGTTACCCTTCCTTGGGAGCTCGTTCCCTACTCGTTCGTGATCGATTGGTTTGCTAACGTCGGGGATTTCCTCGGTGCTATGGCAGACTTTGCGTTATCGGAAAAAGCTCTGGGCTCATGTGTCGTAGGTCGGTGGGACATACAGGAGTCATATAACCTCTTGACTACTGTTAGTTCCAATCCCTACTACACATTCGATCGTATCCCTTACGGGTCGATCGTTGCGAAGGCGATCTTAAAAGCTCGCTCTCCGGGCCTATCAGGAC